CAAGTGCTGGTTTCGGCAACGTTCTGATTATTCGGAAGACTGACTTCCAAACAAACAAAGCTCTGTTTACTGCTGGTAGCTCTATTCGAGCTAAAGATCTAGAGGATAACTTTCTTCAATCCATCTTTGTTGACCAGGAGTTTAGAGACCTTAAGGTTGACAAGTATGCGCCAGAGTTTTGGGCCGATGTTGACATGAAGCTCCGCAAGATTAAAAACCTTGCTGATCCAACATTAGACGCTGATGCCATTAACAAAAAGTATATGGATGACAGGCGTACCAATACGCTTGTACAGAACACACAACCAACGGCTGATCAAGAACTGACAGGTCTGCATTGGCTCCAGTTTGCAAATACTGAGAACCAGGTGCATCGTATCTATGACGGATCTGGTTGGATTGAGGTTGCATCTGGTGTTCCCTTTGTTCCTAATACTGGTACTAGAACCCGCTTTGTTGACACCTTAAATGGTTCTGACGATGTTGGTAACAGTGGTTTCTTCAGTTCCAACCCACTAAAAACCATCAAACGTGCTGTTGATCTAATTAATGCTGATCCAGCTGGTGACGGTAGTCTTGTCTTCGTCAATGCTGGCATTTACCAAGAAGAGCTTCCAATCAGCATTCAGAAGGAAAACGTATCAATCGTTGGTACTACACAACGAAGTTGCTTCATTCATCCAACAGTTGCTACTCAAGAGAACACTATGTTCCTTGTTGATAGCGGTACTTATATTTCTAACTTTACTTTCTGTGGCTTAAAAGCTAGCGGTACACGCGGCAGTTATGGTCTAGACACCACTGACACTACATACGGTCTGCCAGCTAATCAGAGCTGGGCGATTGCGTTTAGAAACGGTGTAAGTATTAAAAAGAGTCCATATATTCAAAACTGTGTGTCTTACACAGATTCTGAAATTGACAACACAACAACCGTTTACAACGCAGACCAAACCATTGCTTCCGGGTTTAACCCCAACACTATGGCCGGTCTTGGCGGTGACGCTACATCTGCCCCTTGTGGTGGCGGTGTCCTTATTGATGGGGATGCTGTAGCGGCTACCAGTCCATTGCGGTCCATGGTTGTCGATGCATACACCCAGATCAACCTTGATGGTCCTGGTGTGCTCTGTACGAACAATGGCTACGGACAGTTGGTGTCGTTCTTTGGCACGTTCTGTCACTACCACGCAAAGGCACGTAATGGAGGTCAGCTCAACCTAAGCAACTGCACAACAGACTTTGGTCGGTTTGGACTTATTGCTGAGGGTAAGAGTCCCAGCGTCATTGCTACTGCCACTGTCGTTAACGGTGCATCTGCTGGTGATGTTTCATTCGTATGTACAGCTCCTGCCAAATCTGCCTCATGGCACGGTACTCAGGTAATCCCACGTACTACTCAGATCGTTGAAGTTGGTGGCAACACATATCCAATTAAGCAGAGTGTTATTGATAGCAATGGTAACTACACCATTACTGTTTACAATCCACATACTAGTAATCAGTCGGTCAATACTGGTTTAAATAATGCGATTAATTCTGGAGACGCTGTCAACTTTTACCAAAAGTCCTTGATCACTACTGGTGGTCATGTATTTGAGTACTGTGGTAGTGGAACTGACTACTCAGCTCACCCTGACAATGGGGGTCTTGCAGACATCACTCGTCAATCCACAGAGGTTGGTGATGGTCAAGTCTGGCTTTCTTCTACTGATGAAAACGGTCGGTTTGTTGTTGGCGGTGGTGGTTCTGATTCCTTTGTTGTTGACCAACTTGCTGGCACAGTAACCTTGCCTGCTGGTGCTGTTATCGCAGACAACATCATTACTGATACATCCCCACAACTTGGTGGTGCTCTAGATACAAATGGTTTTGCTATTACCTCTTCAGGTAGTAATCCAGTCACCATTGATCCGTCTGGTAACGGTACGGTAAATATGGGTGCACCTGTTGTTTTTGACGCAACACAACCTACTGCATCAACTTCAGCAGCCAATATTGTTCAGTTGACAAATGACTATCAGGCTGGTTCTACAACTCTTGCTGCTACAGCGTCTGCTGTTAAAAGTTTGATGCCTGTTGGTTCTGTGATTATGTATGCCGGATCTACAGCACCGGCTGGATATCTGGAGTGTAACGGTCAAAGTATCACTGGTAATGCCCTATACGCCACACTGGTTGGAATCGTAGGTAATAACGTGCCGGATCTTCGCGGCGAGTTTGTACGTGGTTGGGACAATGGTCGTGGTGTTGATAGTGGACGCAACATCCTTACCGGACAGAGTGATGAATTTAAAAGTCATGCCCATAGTCTTACTAACAATGGTAACCATAATCATTCTTTAGGTTCCACAGGAAACCATACACACACTATTAATAGTGTTGGTAACCACTCTCACTCTTATAGTAGGCAACAAATTAGAGACGTGGACGGCTCAGGTGGTGCGGCAGTTGCAGATAATAATACTAATACTGTATCTACTGGTGGAGCAGGTGCACATAACCACTCTATGAATAGCGCAGGTAACCACAACCATTCAGTAGCTAATGGTGGTACTCACTCACATACAGTCGGCACTAATGGTTCTACTGAAACCCGCCCACGCAACGTTGCACTTATGTACTGCATTAAATACTAACTATGGCAAATACCTTAAAACTTAGGGGCGGTACTACAGCTGAGGTTGCCGCCGCAAGTCTTGCTGAGCGCGAGATTATGGTGGACACGACAAAAGACGTAATTGTTGTCGGTCCATCTAAAAAAGAAATGGCCGTTGGCAATGGCGGTACTTATACTGGCAACTACACGTTTAGTGGAAATGTATCTATTAACGGGTCAGCCACATTTAGCAGTACTGTCAATGCTAATAGTCAACGTATTCAAAATGTAGCTACACCTACTGGCACTTCTGACGCTACAAATAAGTCTTATGTTGATGGACAGATTACCAATGTAGTCAATACGACACTACCGGGTAATGTGTTTTCTGCTGATAGCAGCATCACCATTATTGATAATACTCCTGGTGTTGGTGATATTGATCTTGCTATTACAGCTGCAGGCATTACTACTGCAAAACTTGCAGACAATAGTGTTACTACAGCCAAGATCAAAGATGGTGAAGTTACTACAGCTAAAATCAATAATGGTTCTGTTACTACAGCAAAGATAGCCAATAGTGCTGTAGACATTTCAAAGCTTGCTGTTAATTCAGTAAGCGAAAATAGAATACAGGATAATGCTGTCGGCAGTAACAAGATCAAAGATTCTGCTATTACTGCAATTAAAATTGCGACAAATGCAGTTGTTCAAGATAAAATTCCTAATGGTGAGCTACCGCTTTCAAAGTTAGCGGCAAGTGCTGTAGTTGTTAATAGTGAAATACCATCGGTTACAGTTAACGATACTTCTGTATTTACAACTTCTGCATCGGACGCTAGGTATTTTAAACAAGACAGTTCAGAAACAATATCTTCTGGAGTTACATGGAGTGGAAGCGATTCTTCTATTGCTACCACTGCAGCTATTGATGCACGTATTGTTGATCTTGTTGATGATGTTGGTGGGTGTGTTCCTATCCCTAACGAAACAAGCTTTCCAAATACCAACCCTGACATCAATAATGGTACTGGCACGTTAATCAGTGTTCCACTAGCTAATTCTATTACTGCTAATAGCAGTGGTGTAATTACTATCACTAACGGAACCCTTAATAACTCTACAGTTACTATTACTGGCGCTGAAGCATCCGCTACTTATGCACAAGGTTTTGGTATTTTAGTAGAAACCACGACTACTCTAAATACTTATACTTTTCATCGTTACGTTCCAAAAGCAACTGAAGTAACAACAGTTGCAAATAACATTGGTTCCGTTAATACGGTAAGTGCAAATATATCTAATGTAAACACAGTTGCTGGCATCAGTGGCGATGTCACAACAGTTGCTGGTAATACATCCAATATTAACAGTATTGTAACTAATTTAACTGCTGTACAAAACGCTAGTGCCAACGCAACTAGTGCAGCTACGTCAGCAACCAATGCTGCAGCGTCAGCATCAACTGCTAGTACACAAGCGACTAATGCAGCCGCCAGTGCTACTACAGCAACTACTCAAGCTACGAATTCAAGTAATTCAGCTAGTGCAGCAGCAACTTCAGAAACCAATGCAGCTACTTCTGCGACTAACGCAGCGACCTCTGCAACGAATGCTGCAACGTCAGCTACTAATTCAGCAAACTCTGCAGCTTCTATTACCGGTTCTGAAGCGGCTGCTGCCGCATCTGCAACCAGTGCAGCGGCCTCTGCTACTACTGCAACAACGCAAGCAACTAATGCAGCTACGTCTGCCACTAATGCAGCTACTTCTGCGACTAACGCAGCTACGTCTGCCACTAACGCAGCTACTTCTGAGACCAATGCAGCTGCTTCTGCAACTGCCGCAGCGGCTTCAAACACTTCTGCAGCTAGCAGTGCTACTAATGCTGCTACGTCCGCATCTGATGCGCTTATCTCTGAAACTAATGCAGCCGCTTCAGAAACTTCTGCAGCTACTAGTGAAACTAATGCCAAACAATATCGAGCTGATACAGCCGGTATTGCGACTAGAGAGCAATCGACTGCATACACTATCAATACAAATACTAATTTTGGAAGTATTACGGGCTCTTCGAGTAATTCGTTTTCAAATGAACCTCCTAGCAGCGTGACATTCCTTTCAATGGCATTAGGTACATCTTCATTTAATTACGGAACTGTTTAATTATTTATTATGGCAACTCAAGTACAATTTCGTGGTGGTTCAACTTCAGAGCATAGTAGTTTTACTGGTGCAGCAAGGGAAGTCACTGTAGATACAACTAAAGATACAGTCGTTGTACATGACGGCTCAACTGCTGGTGGTTTTCCACTAGCTAAAGAAAATAATCCGAATTTTACGGGACAGGCTGATGTGGGGACTGACTATCTCAGCAGCCCCCACTCAGTAGGCCCGAACATCAGATTAAACAGCACTGCTGGAAACAACAGCTACCCCACAGGGTCTTCGGCTTTCAGGAATGACGCCGCTAGTTTTACGGAACGCGATAGGGATACCTTTAACGATAGCACTGCGATAATTGTCCGCAATAACGATAAAACTAACATCGTATCTGGCTCGTTTATGCGATTCGATACGATTGGCACAGCGGGCTACCTATCAAATTGGTGGGTTGGAGCCAAACAAGAGGTTGCAAATTCTACAAACGACAACACTAATGGTAGTTCGTTTAAGATTTCTCAGCTTACAAAAAACAGAGACGATCAAACAACAGATCGTCTTGTTATTGAAAGGACTGGGCAAGTCTTCATTCCTGGTGATACTCGAATCGGTGGAATTTCTTCAGCGCCCAACATTCAGCTGAAAAATGATGGCTCGGCTACTTTTGCTGGACCCAATATCACCATTACATCAAGCGGTAACTATTTCACAAATGCCAATGTTTATGCAGGCACAAATGCAACTCTAGGTAGTGCGCCTGGCGCGGCTCTAATTTCAGACGGAAGAGTTGCGGGTACTCGTGCAGGCACCGGTAATGTCTGGGAAGGTAGAAACTCAAGTGTTGGTTCGTCACTCACCTCACTTATTAGGGCTAATGGTTCGGCTTTATTCACGGGAGATGTAGATATTTCTGGTGAAGTAGATATCCTTGAAAATACACGGGTCAGAAAACGCCTCAACGTAGGTACTGCTAATGCGGGAGGCATGGGTGATGGCGTCATTATTGCGGGTGATGCTTCCGCATCAAATGGCCAGGTCATGCTCACAGGTAGATATACAAATGCCGACTCTGTTCCCATTTTTGGGAGTATGTATGGATCCGCCAATGTGATGATTGGTTATGGAGTACGTTGCAGTACCACCGCAGCCAATACATTTTTATCGACTGCAGGTAACGCTAACTGGAAGCGTGCAGCATTAGAAGTCGGCGGAGAACTTAAATACAAAAACGCGGCAGCGCAAAATACTGCGGTTGGCTCAGAGGTCACCCTGACCGAAAGGTTCCGTATTGACCAAAGCGGTGATGTACTTATTGGCGGCACTTTACCTTCAGCGCCCAACATTCAGCTAAGGGCTGATGGTCAGGTCCGTAGTGACACCATCTCAGTCGGTGGAACCGAAGCATCTCCTGCATTTAGCATTGGTGGCAATAACACGGCTAATTTTTCTTCCAAAGTTAAATCTGCTAATACTTTCGAGTCTGACCGAACATCTGGGAGCAATAGCTGTTTTGTTGGGAAATTGAATGGTACTGGAACCGTATATATTAATGCAGCTGGTAAAGCTGAGTTTGCCGGGGATGTTGTCTCTGGCGACGACCCTTCACAGTCTGAAAACAATGAAGGTGTTGTACTCCGAAGCCGTGGGACAGTAACGGTTAACAGACCAAGCGGTGCAATTTACCAAGGTTACACAACAGGAACCTCAAGTCCTACCTTTGCAGTCAACGCTGATGGCTCAGCTGATTTTTCTGGTCTGCTGAAAGCTGATAAAATTCGCCCCCTGAATCCTGATAGCGCAGCGGCACCAGGGCTTTGCGTTTATAACGATCCAGACACAGGTTTCTATCGACCTAGCAGTAATAACATTGGAATATCTACAGGAGGCGCGGAGCGGCTAAGGATTAGCTCTTCTGGCAATATACTGATTGGCGGCACTATACCTTCGGCTCCCAACATTAAGCTGACAAATGATGGCTCGTGTCAGTTTATAGCACCGATCCAAGCTAACATTAACTCAACTAATGTTAAAGACAGATCTAAGTATGAGTTTCTGACAACTGCTGCTGAGGTCAGTGCAGGCTCTGGCGTAGCCTTAGCATTAGGGTTTGATGGTCGAGGACGTACTTTCATTGCTTCGCAGCATGAAGACAACAACAAAGACCATCAAAGATTGTCGTTCTATACGTCAAGAAATGGGTCTCAGAATTTAGCTTTGCGTTTGACGGGAGTAGGAGATGCCCAGTTCTCTAACTCCGTCTCAATCGGCGGCACTGCTGCTGCGAATACGATTGATGAGTATGAAGAGGGAACTTGGACTCCAACAATAAAAAATGCCAATGCAACATACACAACACAGACCGGATCTTATGTTCGCATAGGAAATCAAGTTACTCTATATGGACAGCTTCAATGGACTAATAATGATGCAATTTCTACCTTTATTATTGAGTCTATTCCGTTTAACACTAGTGGCACTCTGAATGCCCAAATGGGCTCAGTGAAGTTTACTGGGAATGCCAACTCTGTTCCTTCAGATCTAGCATATCCATCAGTGGAAACTTTTTCGTCATCTTTGTACGTTAGATACACAAAGACCAACGGAACATCCCAAAGCAATTGGGCCTTGAGTGCTAATTCTGGTGGAAGAATTATGTTCAATATCACTTACATTATTTAAGTTAAACAGACCGCAACCGTCAATAAACTACGAAAACTATTAAACCTGTCTCCGCCAGTCGGCGGTTCCTAAAATGGCTTTCAAAGAAAAGCAAGCTTACAAAATTGAAGTTAACGAAGACCTATCCATTGGTGTTCGTCGTGCTGACATTGTTCTCAAGGATGATGTTGAAGTAGGTCGCTCCTACCACCGTTCCTCCTTTGCCCCTGGCTCTGATGTCAGTGGCGAAGTGCAAGAGGTGCAAGACATTGCTGCTGCAGTGTGGACTGATGCTGTCGTTGCTGAATATCAAGCAAACCTCGCTGAATAATTATCTACTTATTAAATACTATGTTTTCAATTTCTGAAATGATCGTTGATAGTGCCGACAAAGTTGTTGCTGTTAACTGGGCTTTTACAAACGATGATGGTGTGCTTTCCAATCAGTGGAAGCTTGCTGAACCTTATGGCGATACTCCACTGAATGAAGTAACTGAAGAAAAAGCTGTTGAATGGCTTGTAGCTCAGCTTCCTAATACTGCTGAAGAACTATCTGCTGCTATCAGTGCACGTAAAGCTGAAGTTGAATACGAAGCAACACTGAGTGCTTATAACGCTAATGCAGGTGCACCACCAACCAAAATTGAACCCCCAACCGAAACTCCGTCTGAAGAATGATTGCTATTATCCGACCAATCCTTTTTTCTTTTCTGCAAAGTGAAAAGGTAAAAATGCTTATTGTCGATATGCTTGGCAAGCTGTCTGAAACTACCGATAACGACATCGATGACAAAGCTGTTGAATTTATCCGCAACGGTTTGTTCCCTAACAGCTAATGATGGAATCAGTAGTGGCTGCTGTAATTGCCATTATTGCTGGTGGTGCAGCGTTAAATAACAGAATTCACAACAGAATAGGCAATGTTCATGACCGTATCAGCGGTCTCGATCGTCGTATTGACAACTTAGAGTTAACAGTGGCTCAAGAATATGTATCTAAAAGTGATCTAGCCGCTCTGGTTTCAAGAATGGAAGATCACATGATTCGCATTGAAAACAAATTAGATCAAATTGTTTTAAAAAATAACTAATGGCATATCAACTTATTGACAACATTAGAGGTGTAGTTCTTCAAGAGTTTCCTGACACACAACTAGCTGCAAAAGCGTTGGAGCGTCAATCTTGCGAGGCTGATGTCTCAGTTGTTGAGTCACCAAAGCCTACAAAACAAAATAAAGCTGATGTCAAAGAAAAAAGCGACTGAAGAGCAATTTAATGAATTGCATAACTTAGTCACTAAAGAATTTCTTGCACGAGTTAAGTCTGGTGAAGCTACAACGCAAGATCTAAAAGCTGCCTGTGATTGGCTGAAAACTAATGACATTAGTGGGGTTGCTTACGAAGGTAACCCCCTTCACAAACTAGCCAGCGTTATGCCTGACATTGATCCTGAACTTGTGCAAACGAGACTTTATGGCAAGCGGTAAAACATCCCAGTATTACAAGAAAAACCCTGCTGCACGTAAGCGTCGTCTAAAGCAGCAGGCCAAATACAACAAAACTAAAAAGGGATTAAAGATACGTACAGCAGCCAATAAATGTAATCGCAAGATGGGCACTTACGGTAATAGAGACGGTAAAGACTCAAGTCATACCGGACCTAATACTTGTAAAAAAGAATCTATGAAGATTAATCGGACCCGTCCGCGCAAAGGCCGTAAATACGCATCTAAATGACCCCTTTACTTCCAACTCCTGATCATTACCTTAACAACCTAATAACCATGACATCCTCTGAAGCAAAGCGTCTTTGGAGGCGCAGTATCAAAGAGCATTTCGGCTGTACATGTGTTTATTGCGGAGCAACTTATGAATTACACGAACTTACT